GCCGGAATGTCGGCGAAGTGAGAAGGAGCGCAACACGCTGCTTGCAGAGATGCAGGCGGACGCGAAAGAGCGCGCCGTTGGATTGACTCGTGCGCTTCACTGCGAAAGGCCGCTGGACTTCGACGTGCCTTGCTTCGCCAACTATCAACCTGAGACGCAGGAAGAAGAGCGCAACCTGTCCATCTGCCGCCGCTTTGCCGAGCGGTTCACGGAACGTGAGCTTGAGCGAGAGAGGGCGCATAACGCACAGGAACCGGATTGGCGCTCTAAAAACTCCATGGGTCTTCTGCTCTTCGGCAACTATGGCACGGGCAAGACGCACCTCGCCTACTCGATCCTGAAAGAGCTCGATCGTCAGGGGCTGCCTGGGTACTACATCACCATTCCAAATCTTTTTTATCGCATCTCAGATCGCGTCAATCGCATTGACGTTGCTGACGTTCTTGGAAAGCTCTGCATGGTGTCCTGCCTCGTACTTGACGAAATTGGCGTGCAGTCCGGTGATGCAGACGAGAAGAAGTGTCTCTACCAGATCATTGATGGTCGCATTAAAAACGGTCGTCCAACCATTCTCGTCACGAACCTCGACCGCTCCGAATTGGAAAACCTTTTGACTGAACGCGTAATTTCTCGCGTCATCCAGTCGTCTTACAGGCTTTTCTTTACCGGCCGTTGCCGACGTGAACAGCCCCACCTTCCTGCAGAGGAGGTGTTCTGATGGATCAGACAGTTTTGACGGTTGAATATATGAACGAAAGAAACAGAGCCTTGACCAAGGCAGGTGAGGGCATTGTCGCCGCTCGCAAGAGCCTCGATCAACTCGAAGAAGCCCTGAGAGGAACCGTCTCGGGCAAGTTTCCCGATATCGGCCATGTGGCAGACACGACGCACAGGCTTCGTGAAGAGATCGACCAGATTCTGATCGGCCTGGTTGAGTCGAGCATGGTTAAGCCAGAAAGGAGGCTTTGATGATCCTCGATGAGTTCACCGGTCGCAACTGCAAGCGAACCGAATACATCGACGCCCGCGGACGGCACTGGATCGTGCGCACGGACCCGGTCTTCGTTGAACGCAAGCTCGACCGATATGAGACGACGCTGCTACTTCACCTCGAGCACTGCAACGTCCCACATCGCCGCGCCACCAGCGCAACGAAAGAACGCGCATACCTCAAGCACGATGGATTTGTCGCACGGCTACAGCGAGAAGACGCAACGAAACAGAAGGCGAGCGAATGACCAAAAAGCCGTTCTCAACAAAGTTTAAAAAATTTATCCGGAGCTTCCAGGCCCCGGGCGTAATGAACGTAGAAATGCCGATTGAAGAATTCCTAGCGAAGCGGGTGGCTTATCGAGAGGCAATGTTGGCCGACGGGTGGAATGGAAGCGCACGAGCTCTTCCACATTTTTGGGGATGCTCATGCGCGTTCGATGACTCAGGGGAGTGTAACTGCGGTGTCAAAGCTTTATCGGAGGGAAGGCGGATGAAATTTGCCCTTCAGTACAGCCGATTTGCTCTAACCACTGAGTGGAGATTCCTCCGAGAAGTTCTGCACGTTCTACATCAGCAAAAGAGATGGTTTGCGCAAGAGACACGCGACAGGATTCAGGCCTCGTTGGCAAGACATAGGCAACAAAGGCGCTTGTTGCATTACTTCCATCCGGACGAAGCAATAACCCGCCGTTTAGGACTACGGATAGTTGACGCTGACTTTTCAGCGTAAGCCGAACGATCCGTTTTTGGCTGTGAGCCAGTTCGAGGATTTCAAAAATAGATTCAGGATTCATTTTTCCTCCGTGGGTTGGTTGAACGTTTGTCTGGGGAGACAACCTCAATCTTCTCACGGGGGAGCCAGAGAGGTAACGAGAATGACAGGGTTTTGGACTTACATGTGCGTGCTCACGGTCGTTGTTGGCATAGTCGCAATCGCATGGATTTTTCGCGACTGGAGGGGCTAAGAGATGAACTTTGCGCAACTCTTCTTTTCGATCTTGGCCTTCGGCGTGCTCACGCTCGGAATCTTTTGGGCTTTTCAGGAGGCAGCTTATCGGGCACAGGTCTTGGGTGATTCGATTACGCCGCCATTTCTGCGAGGCATATCGGCAATGATTGCGGCCGTGTACGCGGCTTCCGCCGTTGTTTCATCGCTGTATTGGCTAAGGAGCGTGCTCGCATGACGGACGAAATCGAATGCCTTATAGGGATCGTCCTGCTTTTCGTCATGTACGTTGCATGGATTTTTGAGAGCGATGACCGGGACGAATGAGCAAAAGCATATTGACCACAGGAGGACGTTATGAGGTGGAACATCAAGGGCTTCGACCAGTACGAAGTCGACGAGGCAGGGCAAGTCTGGGCCAAGCCGCAAAAGCGCCGATTCGGCAACAGCTGTCGCCTGATCCCCGAAAAGCCACTCAAGCTCGAAAAGGCGGGCACGTGGCAGATGCGGAAGGCGGGGCTGCCACAACGTCTACGCCCCGACGAAATTGAACAACTCAAAATCGCAAAAGGAGAAACCGATGCAACTCACTCGTAGCCCCCGCATGTCCGAAATCAAGGACGAGGACTTTGAGCCGATCGAGAAGGACGGGAAGCTCAATGCCCCCAAAATCGGCGAGCGATGCCTTTTCCTGCTCAGAGCCTGGCACGGGCGTCCTGTCAATGGCTTCAGGGTCTTCGGATATCGGGAGGACGATGCGCTCATCTACGTACCTCTCTACAAGCAAAGCCTGTCGCTCCTGAACGTCAAGGGATGGATTCGCGTTGGCGGTGAGCCGTTCTATAACGGGCGCTTCGGAGGTGCGAAATGACCAGCCTCTTCACACCTGACGAACTACCGCGCATGGCTAAAACGCTCAAGACGCTCGAGACGACCATCGACGCGATCGTCTGCGCAGATGAAAGCCAGCACGTGAGAAATCACGTCTGGGATCGTGCAGAAAACCGAAAGCACGTCAAGCAGGCTCTTCGCGCCGCAAAGCACCAGGCAGATTCCATGCTGCGACTGATGGAGCGCACCGACCTCGAGAGACTCGCACATGAATAGAAAAGTCTTCGCGCTCGGGCGCATGAAGTCCGGCCAGATGAACCGCACAGAGGCGGCTTATGCAACCACGCTAGAAGCCGCCAGAAACGCGCATGAGGTCGTCTGGTATGCCTTTGAAGGTGTCACCCTTAAGCTCGCCGACGGATGCCGCTACACCCCTGATTTCGCTGTTCTACGAGCTGACGGCATCATGGAGATGCACGAGGTCAAGGGCTATTGGACCGACGACGCCCGCGTGAAAGTCAAGGTTGCAGCTGAGAAGTTTCCGTTCGTTTTCAAAGCTGTCTACAAGCAAGCAAAGAAAGACGGCGGAGGTTGGAGGATTGAGGAGTTCTGATGATCACGAAAGAGCAAGAACAGCGACTTCGCAACTGGGCGCGAGCAAACCGCGAATGCCCAAGAGTCAAGAAGGGGGCGACGCTTGTCTTCTGTGAGTCGCTTCGCTACTGGTATGACCACGAGGCGGAAGAGGGAGATGACGAGCCGCCGACGCGACCGCCGCAGGCAGAGAGACGGGGCATCGACGTCGACGACGCTAACCTGATCGACCGAGCTTACAGAGATCGAGAAATGCGTAACATCAGCCGCGCAGTTCTGCGCATGTTCTACTGCGAGAAGCGCCACCCCAGGGACATCGAACGCGAGCTCTCGCTAGGGGAAAAGACGCTCAACATGCATAGGGAACGAGCCGTCAATCAGATCTTCCGAATTGTTGAATCTTTGGAGAAGGAGGCGTAAAATGACCAAATAAGGTCGTATGACAGCTGCAGTTGGCAGTCCGGTTTTCCGTGGGCTCCCGTATGGGAGCTTCGGCCTGCCCGAAAGAAACGAACCGTATTCATGTCAATAACCCCCGCCTAAAGGCGGAGGCTTCAAAGAGCCTTTATTGACTAGTCTCAGCAAACCTCCTCTGGGAGGCGAGCTACGTTGGTTTGGAATGTACAGGCACCGTGGGATGTTTATCCTAGTCCCACGCTCTGCGGTCTGTGTTTAAAAGTTCTGAGAGGTAGGAACGGTGATGCAGACAAGAAACCCATTCCAACATTGACGAAGGATGAGAATCGGCCCTCGGGCCGAACAACCGGCCTTCGGGCCGAGCAAGCGGAGCCTGCGGGTATCCGCAAAGGAGATACTTTGAAAGTTTTTGTTTTGAACATGCGCGGCAAGCCGCTGATGCCGTGTTCGCCAGCAAAGGCGCGACACATGCTGAAGGCGGGCAAGGCCTTCGTCGTGCGTCGAACGCCGTTCACGATCAAGCTGACCATCGCCACAGGCGAGACGAAGCAGGACGTGACGCTTGGCGTCGATGCAGGCGCAAGGCACGTTGGCATTTCCGCCACGACGGAAAAGGAGGAGGTCTTCGCGTCCGAAGTCGCGCTTCGACAGGACATCACGGGACTTCTGGCCGATCGTCTGGCATTCCGACGTGCAAGGCGCAATCGAAAGACGCGCTACCGCGCTCCGCGCTTCAACAATCGCGTTCGATCAAAGCACAAGGGATGGCTTGCGCCGTCCGTGGAGAACCGTATCCAAGCGCACATTTCGCGCATCGAGGCGGTCTGCAGACTGCTTCCCGTCACCAAGATCGTGATTGAAACCGCATCCTTCGACATTCAAAAGATCAGGAATCCCGAAGTCGAAGGGACGGGCTATCAGCAGGGCGACCAGCTTGGATTCTGGAACGTGCGCGAGTATGTTCTTTTCAGAGACGGTCATATCTGTCAGCACTGTCGAGGCCGATCCAAGGATCCGATCCTCAACGTGCATCATCTTGAGAGTCGTAAAACGGGCGGAGATGCGCCAAACAACCTGATCACGCTGTGCGAGACATGCCACAAGGCTTATCACGCAGGAAAGATCAAGTTGAAGGTCAAGCGCGGTCAATCATTCAGGGCGGAAGCCTTCATGGGCATCATGCGCTGGACGCTGCTTGACCGCGTACGCAAGACGCACCCTAAACTGCCTGTCGAGTACACCTACGGCTATCTGACGAAGCACAAGCGCATTGCTCTTGGCTTGCCCAAGACGCATTGCGCCGACGCCTTCTGCATTGCGGGAAATCTGAAAGCGTTGCGAAGAGGAGATTTCCTCTTCCAACAACAGACGCGAAAGCACAACCGACAGATACACAAGTGTTCGATTCTCAAGGGTGGAGTGAGGAAACTCAATCAGGCGCCATTCCTCGTCAAGGGGTTCCGCCTATTCGACAAGGTGCGAATCGGCGGACAGATTGGTTTTGTTTTCGGGCGACGCGTTAGAGGCACATTCAACATTCGTCGCCTTGACAAAACTGTGATCGGGACAGACATCAATTGCAAAAAACTGAGTCTTCTCGAAACACGCAAAACTTTTTTGACTGAACTACGAAAGGAGTAAGCCGCGATTCCTCACCCGACTGAAGTCGGATGTTCCCTCGCGGCAACTCTATAGAATGGAGGGACCGGAATCATGGGCATTGAAATCGAACGCAAGTTTCTCGTGAAGTCGGACGGCTGGCGGAAGCTCGGCTGCGCCGTGCGCTACGCTCAGGGCTACCTCTGCAGCGACAGGAACCGCACGGTGCGCGTGCGAACCGTGGGCGACAAGGGCTTTCTCACGGTCAAGGGACGCGGAAGCGGCATCGCGCATCCCGAGTACGAGTACGAGATCCCGTACAACGAGGCCCGGACCATGCTCGACGAACTCGCCGAAAAGCCCGTCATCGACAAAACCCGCACGAAGATTCCGTTTGCGGGCTTCGTCTGGGAGGTGGACGAATTCTTCGGCGACAACGAGGGCCTCGTCATGGCCGAGATCGAGCTGCCATCCGTGGATGCTTCCTTCGAGAAGCCCGAGTGGATCGGCGAGGAGGTGACGGGCGATCCGCGCTACTACAACTCGATGCTCGCAAGGAATCCGTACAAAAACTGGCGGCGCTGATCCCAAAAACAAGCAGTGCCCAACCCGCGCAATCTCAGGCATTACCCTGCCAAGCACGCGAATGCCGGCGATTTGTCGCATACTTTCAGTCTGGCAGTTTTTTCAATCGAAGGATTCCCCATGCAGGTACCTCAAACCGAATCGCCCTCCGAGTTCACGACTTCCGCCGTTCTGACCGCCTACAAGGCGCTTCCCGAATCGCTGCGCCCCTTCTATGCGCACATCCACTGCGGATCCGCCGCCATCGTCGCCGGCGCGTACCGGCACTG